CAAATGCACTAAGATGAGTTTTGACCACAGTCGTACCATCTGTACTTGTTGCGGAAGTTACATTATCGTAGTCATCCCCTATAAACTGGGATAAACCTGTTAATAAATTTTGCCCAGTTATTGCCATTATGCGTTACCTTGTGTGACTAATAGTTTCTTAGATCCAGATGCACAGATAGCAGTGATAGCTCCATTGAACCAGTTGCCACCTGCTACTGACATTTCATATGAACCACCTGAAGCGTTCAACCTAATGCCTGTATTAGCTGCTGCTGTTCCACCTAGATTGATATAAATAACTTCATCGGAATCATTTACCATTAATCTATAGGAAGCAGTTTCACTAGCAGCAAGTACAGATGTACTACTACTACCTACCGTTACAGCGGTATGTGCTTGTGTGTTAATTATTCCGGGTGAACCAGCCATAACCAACTCCTATTCTTTCTTACGTTTAGAAGAAGGGCTCTGAGCTTGACGCATTGCATCCATTTGCATACGTGTCCACTCTCGTTGCTCTTCTTGTGTTTCACGTTCTCTAGCAGTTTCAATTAATGAAAACTCCTGTTGATGTCTGTGAAGCATATGATTTTGTAAATCAAACTCTGATCGTAAATTAGCTTTCCTGCATAACTGTGCTGATAAACCAATGGAGTTGAGCCATTCCCTATCTTCATGATCTGCATGTAACAAACACATGATAGTACCTACGATTGGCTCTGGCGGATTACCGGGCATACCGGGAACCCAGAAAGCTGGGCCACCATTTGGTGCACGTTTACGTAGTACCTCTGCTAACTTGTGCTTGAGTACCGTACTTGGTGTACCATCAATCATTGAATAAACTATTGTGTGCTCATCAGCGTCAACACTACTATCCATGAGATGTGATCTCAATCGTGTCATGGTGAACTCATCATTGTTCACAACAACTTTATCTAGTGTGCCATCGTCTGCAGATTGTGCAATAGCACCTGCAGCTGCTTCAGCTATTATATTATCAGATGTCATATCAGTGCCTTTCAACGGTGATAGATGGGCCACTTACAGATGTACGACCGATCTCCAGCGTTCTCTTTTCAGCTTGTTCTATAGCATCATCTACCAGTGAAGATGCTTCTTCCAATTCCATTATACGTGATGAACCTTGTTTGCTGTCTCTTAGTTGATCAGCTATTTCCATTAGTTCTGCTACAGTATGCTCCATGAATGATGGAACATTGAACTGTGGTGCATTAAATGAATCGGCTGAACCTAAGTCCTTAGACCAAACTGCTGGCTTATCATCTCGTATTACATGTATGAATTGCCGTCGCTGCACCCCCTGCTCCTTAGTCCCTTGAACATTAAGTTCTTCGAGCTTTAAAGCAGGTTCGTCTGGACTGACGATGGATGCAGCGACAACTAATTCACTCATACTTAGTCGCTCACTGCATACTCAAGATGAACAGTAACATCGGTGATAGTACCACCAGTGTCATTGCTTGCCTTGATTTCTAATACAGCATCAGCTGCATTCTCGTAAGCACCATCTGAGTTAGCACCAGCTTGTGCAAGTGAAATTGACCTTGTGGTCTTTGCAGCATACAAAGCAGAATCGATACCTACTGTACCTGTTACTGCTGTGGTGTCACTCTCATCTGAGTCATTGGTAATCCTACCGATTACTGTTGCCCCAGTAAGCAATTCGACTTTGTACACGTTTGAAGCGTGGGCTGCAATAGCAGCTTCACTGACAACAGTCATGTTCAAAATACGACATGCATTTGAGTTAGTGAAAAACTCTGATTTAGTTGCTCCGTTAGCAATGGAGTTGAATGTAAATGATTCGGCTTTAGCGTTAGCTACCATAATTTATATCCCTCCCTACTAAGATGTTGGTGCTGCTGCGTCAGAGTATAGCTCGTATCCCCATTCATCTCGGCGTTCACCGAAGATAAATTCGTCGTACAAGAATACTTCATCTGCACCACCACCAATATCTGGTCTACGTCGGGCTTCAGCTTTAGGTGCGTGACCTTCTACCAAGATGATTGCCATCTGGTGGAAGATTGCTCCCTTAGCATCGTCCGAACTATCTATTGTGATGTTACCATCTGTGAAAACATTGGAGCCGTAAAGCTGTCCACTGAATCCATTTCGTACCATCTCTGCAGTCAATCCATCTACAGAACCAGCACCATTAGAAGCAGTAGTTGTAATACCTACTGTTAATTGATCCTGAATGTCCTTGAGCTGGA